TACTCATGAATATACCTAACTGGCAACATCATTCAAAGAAAGAAGCATCTCGTACTCTGAAACCTCAGGCACTACGTGATGCTAAAAAGCGTGTAAAGAATCTTATTATTAAATTAAATTCACAGTCAATTCGGAGTAACTAATGTTTAAGTATCACTGCATACTAGAGAGTGGTAGAGACTTCTTTATCACTGCTGAAGATGACCTGGACGCAGCTTATACTGCTGATGATGAAGCCAGATGTCATGATGATTATTTAGTTGATTTGGAGTTAGTACATGGCTAAGAAAAAGAAACCCTATTTCCCTAATAATTGGCATGCTTATGCTAGTTGTCCTGCTGAATTCTTTGAGTCTATGCCCATTGAACAATTCATGGACTGGAAAATAGAAGGATGGGAGATACCATCTTCTGTATCATGTATTATCAGGGAAGAAGATAGTGAAACAGGTACTATTAATGAGTATGTTTACTCACGCACTAGTGCTGCTGATAAGAAAGCCCGTAAGATCATGGCAAAAGGTAACACATTTACTGTATGTACACATGATAGCTTACACTATATGAGCCCTAAAGAATTGGAACTTAACGAGGAACTTTATGATGACCCGCTTACCTGAAGAAATCTATAGTTATTATCAACAAGCTCTTAATTCATTAAGAGGGGATCACCCTCATTATGAAGAAGTCAAGAGTTTATTAATAGATCAAGTTAACGAAGAGTTACATGACTATGAACACTCCTACTGTAAGTCTAATTGATGAACAAGTTGAATTAGAACGTGACCAAATACGTCAAGGACTTAAACGACTTAAGGATCAAAGTATTAAATTAGAAAATCAGAGCTATGCGTCTGCTACTATTTACGGTATCAGTTCTATTGATACTCTTATACCTTTATTGGTTAAGAGAATTACCGATACTACTTTACGAATCCATAAGGGACACAATGGTGTGGCCTTTCGAGATATCCATGAGTATCTATCCAAACTTGAACCAACAGCAGCAGCTGCAATAGCATGTAAGCTAACCTTTGATAAAGTATTTAGCTTTAAAGCTGGTAGTAATTATGCAGTTAATGTATGTTCAGCTATCGGTCGTGCTATAGAAGATGAGTGTCAAATGAGACACTATGAAGAGAATGCTCCTGGATTATTAAATATATTAAAGAAAAACTATTGGCATAAAGCAATAGGTACCCAGCAAAAACTAACAGTAGTTCGTACATTAATGAACCGCTATAATGTTAAGGCATGGACACCTTGGAGTGGCACTATACGTATCAAGTTAGGTACGTGGCTATTAGATTGCATTATGATATCTAGTGGTTGGTTCTATAATACACCAATAAGAGAAGGACGTAAGACTATAGTATATGTACTACCCACACCTGAATTCATGGACATTAAGGATGAGGTAATGGCTAATGCAGAGTTATTCAGCCCATTAGCTTGGCCAATGTTAGTCACTCCTAGGGATTGGACGAATGAAGGTACAGGTGGATACATATTAAATGAAGTCATGCATGGTCATGATTTAGTTCGACGCGGTGACCACTCACTAATACAGGGGGAAGTTCCACTTGAGTTTCTGAATAAGATACAGAAGGTGGCTTATCGACTTAATCCTTTCACAGTCAGTGTAGCTGAGGAATTACAAGAGAGGAGAATTAGTGTAGGTAAGTTTCTACCAATAGTTGAATATGATTTACCACCAAAGCCTTACAATATAGCTACGGATAAAGATGCACGTAAAGCATACCGTAGAGCGGCTGCAGAGGTAATGAATAAGAGAGCACATGAGTTTCGACGCTCATGTCGTACAAGGAAGACTATGGAGGCTGTGGAACGTTTTAAAACTCGTTCTGAGTTCTATATACCTTGGTCATTTGATTATAGAGGTAGAGCATATCCTATACCTGCCTTCTTAACACCTCAAGATACTGACTTCGGGAAAAGTCTGATAAGATTTGCTGATGAGTCCTATCTCAAAGGAGATGCAACTAAGTGGTTAGCTTTTCAGTGTGCTACTACTTATGGATTAGATAAATCTACAATGACTGAACGACTAGAATGGGTTATACAATATAAACACCTTATCAGTCGTGTAGCTACCAATCCAATTGATAATATTGGAGATTGGGAAGGTGCAAATGAACCCTGGCAATTCTTAGCCGCATGTGATGAATACTATCATTGTGTCTTAAGTAAAGACAGGGAAACCACTGGGTTATGTGTAGCCACAGATGCTACATGTAGCGGTCTACAGATCCTCGCAGGATTAGCGAGAGATAAAAAGACAGCACAACTCGTCAATGTGTTGCCTGCTGATAGACCACAAGACGCGTATAAAGTTATAGCGGAGATGGCTAAATATAATTGTCCTGACCACATCAAGAAAGTAATGGACAGGAAGATCGTTAAGAGAACGGTTATGACCATCCCCTATAATGCGAAACCTTTCAGTAATCGTTCCTATATTAGGGATGCTTTGAAAGAGAAGAGTGTAGAAATAACTAAAGATGAACTAACACAGACAGTACAAGCTGTCAGGGACGCTATGTATAGAAAGTTCCCTGGTCCTATGGCTGTTATGAAATGGATAGAAACTGAAGTATCTAATACTCTTAAACGTGGTATAACTAGAATAGAATGGGTAACACCTTCAGGTTTTCAAGTTAGCCAACATATAATGAAGAAAGATATACAACGGTTTCAATTACAGTTATTAGGTCGATGTCAATTAAGTGTAGCAACAGATAATGATGAAGTAGATATAGCTAGGCACAAAGCTGCCACAGCTCCTAATTTAATTCACAGTCTTGATGCAAGCTTATTACATCTTAGTGTTAGAGAATTTAATAAACCTATAGCTCTTATACATGATAGTGTTTTATGTCGAGCAGTTGACATGGATGAACTATCAACTATAATACGTAATGTATACATGCATTTATTTGCAGAGCATAATTACTTAACTGAATTTGCACAACAAATAGGTGCAGAAACTGAACCACCGATCATTGGTGACCTTAAACCGGAAACCGTGATTGACTCAACTTATTTTTTTTGTTAATGCTACAATCCACATACTCATTATTTGATTCATTCTTTGCTCCTATGAGGGTAGTTGTTGTTTCTGAAGAGAGATTACAACAAGCTGAACGAGAAGCTAAACAGAATCAACTGCAAGTCCTTGATCATCGTATTGAGGAGCTGACTAAGTATCGCCTTTCTTTATCGAAGCAATTAGAATCTACCAAACCTGGTAAGGATCTAGATGCATTAGATGGAGGGCAGTGTGATGTCTAATAGAATTGTTCACGTCACAGATGAAGTAACACTAGAGGGCTTTCAAGCTATACTTGAACCAGGTAAGTTTGGATATTCTCTATCGGCTGTTGTCAATGCTGATGTTGTCGACAAGCTAGAAACTGAGAGGACAGATGTTCTTAAATGGGCAGAGTCTAAGCTCAAGAATCCTAAACGTGCTACACTTAAACCAACACCCTGGGAAGAAGTAGCAGATGGGAAATATAAATTAAAATTCTCTTGGAATGAAGAGAGACAACCACCTGTAATTGATACAGAGGGTTCACCTGTAACTAATAAGAAAACACCGCTATATGGAGGCTCTACAGTTAAACTTGGCTTTTATCAGAAGCCTTACATACTCAAGGATGGAGTTACTTATGGAAGTTCTCTTAAGTTGGTTGGTGTACAGGTTGTCTCAATAAAAGGAGACGCTGGTGTAGATACAAGTGATTTAGATGAAAATGAAGTAGCTGAATTATTTGGTACTACAACAGGTTTTAAAGCAACGGAGTCACCTCCTGTTGAAATAACTGAACCACCAAATGACAAAGAAGAAGAGGAAGACTTCTAAATTCAGATCTAAGCTTGAAGAGAAGGTCGCTGATCTTCTCACCAATCTTGGAGTTAATTATGAATATGAATCTACAAAGGTTCCTTACATTATTCAGCATCATTATACTCCTGATTTTGCCCTTCCAAATTATACTTACCTTGAAACAAAAGGGTATTGGGATGCGGCAGACAGAAGGAAAATCCTTGCTGTTAAGAAGGCTAACCCCCAGATAGATTTAAGAATGGTATTCCAAGCACCATATAATACAATTTCAAAAAAATCTAAGACGACTTACGCTCAATGGTGCGAGAAACATAATATATTATGGTCGTCTTTTCATAACATTCCACTCGACTGGTTAAGATGACTAGCGAATTTGTAAGGCATGAGCCTTGCCCCAATTGCGGATCATCAGATGCACTTAGTGTGTATACTGATGGTCACACCTGGTGTTTTGTATGTCATACTCATACACCAGGAGATGAAGATACCACTGTTATTCACAGTCAAATAATGTCCACCACTATTCGCCTTATGGGATCAGCCGAACGGCTGCATAAAAGGAATATATCAGAGAAAACTAATCAATTCTATCAGATTTATAGAGAAGGAGCTGTACTTAGATTTCCTTACTATACTGAAGATGGTATATTAAAAGGTATAAAAACAAAAACAAAAAGTAAAGATTTCAGATATGAAGGAGTTTCCACTGACACTCTATTTGGTCAGCATCGTTTCCCTAGTACTGGTAAACGTATTGTTGTTACTGAAGGTGAGTTAGATGCTGCATCCTGCTATGAAGCTATGCCAGGATGGCCAATGGTTTCTTTACCCCATGGTGCCGCTAGCGCCAAGAAGGACATACAAAAGCAGATCCCATTATTTCAGGGATATGAAGAGATCGTATTGTTCTTCGATGATGACCTACCAGGCCGTCAGGCGGCGAAGGATGCGGCAAGCATCTTACCACCTGGCAAGGTCTCGATCGCTAGGCTTGACGGCTACAAGGACGCTTCAGACGCTCTCCAGAATGAGGATGCTGAAGCAGTACGAAAAGCGATATGGAACGCTAAGCCGTTCCGACCTGATGGAATCGTTGATGCAAAAACTCTTAGGAATCTGGTAACTACACCACAAAAACCTTATGATCACGAATACCCTTTCAAAGGACTTAACGAGAAGCTACACGGGATCAGGTATGGGGAACTTACAACATTTACTGCTGGCTCTGGTTCAGGAAAAACCAGCATCATGCGTCACATTGCAGCTGACCTCCTCAAGAAGGGGGAATCAGTTGGGGTGTTGGAACTTGAGGCAAACAATAGACAAACAATCTTAGGCTTAATGTCTACAGCAGTAGGTAAAAACCTACTCCTTGGAGAACATGAAACAGAAGAACTTGACACCGCCTTTTCAGATTCTATTGCCAATTGGAATCTTTTTTGTTATGATGGGTTTGGAAGTTATGATCCAGATATCGTCTATAACAG